GAGCACTCTTACTAATGTTCAGTCTCTGGATCCACTTACGAGCATTCTTTTCTGTTGTAGTGGTGAGTTGTGCTCACCCTGTCAACTGGGAGCATTGTGTTCGTGTGGACCAGTGGCTCTTGCCAGAAGTCAAGGAAGGGTATAGACTATGGACAGGCGAGACAACTCCCTACCAGTCCGAACAGGACTACCTCAATAAATAAAAGAAACTACTACTTCCAATGGCATTTAACAAGCCAATAGCATCAATAGAAAATGTAAATGCATTAAGAGTTGATGCCAACAAATGCAAAAATTGGCAAAGTAGAAAAGAATTACTAATTGCTGTTGTCGAAGTTCTTGATAGTGTTAAAACTGATCTCCCTTCAATCTTTCAAAGAGGAACAGCATATTTTACTTTGTCCGAAGGTGATGGTCAAGTAAAAGTAAATCCTTTCCTGGGTTCTGGGTTAAGTTCTGAGTTTCTTTTTGCTGAGGAACTAAGAACATCCGAGATGAAAGATTGGAAAGATGGTATCAAGAAAGTTTTAGAGGCACAAGGAAAATGGAAAACTTCTTGGGAACAAGGTAGATCTAAAGCAACAGGTGTATTCAAACAATTCGGTAGAGGATCTGCTGGTAGAAATAGTGAGAGTTATGGTGCTGCTGTCCAAACAGCAATTGTAGAAAACTTGCAGTGTGTTGCTTGTGCTGCGAGACAAGAGATAGGTCATGACATTTCCTATGAAGAGTTTGCTGAAGTAGTAAACCAAACACACCCAAGGTATAATCAAATTAAATCCCATTGCTTTGTTAGTATTAATGGTGGGGACTTATGGGCAGACGAAACAAAATTTAAATCCTTCAAGCATTTTTATGAAATGTCTGATGCAGGTCCTGATTGGGTAGAGTCTTCTGCAAAAATTGCTAATGCTGCGTATGGAGACTTAAGTCGTGGCAAGTATAATTTTTACAGACAAGACCAGTATCCGCGCTACAAAGGATACTACAATCAATTAAAATCAGAACTTGCTCAGGGTAGTAAGACTAAAGGTAGAAATCAATTCAGTAGTATCAATTCAAGTGTCTTGCAGAGATTGAATAAGACATTGGGTATCTCGGAAGACAAGTGGAATCCATCTGATATCATTGCTGTTAAAACATCTTTTGAAGGTAAGAAGAATTACCATCCTCCAGATGCAGCAAAAGCATTATCAAAAGATAAACTAAATCAAGACACAATTCAATACTATAATGATCTTGCTCAGTTGTATGAATACAATAAGTGGATTCATGATCAGTTTGAGAAAGGAAACGTCATTGGAATTTCTCTAAAGAAGGCAGGAAAATCTGTAAAGAGAGAAGTTGTTTCCAGTCCAGACATTGGAACGATTGCAACGTATGCTGATGTAGAAGTAGAAGTTACTAGTGTAGATTATCTTGAGACTAATGCTAAGTGTCTAATCTACTTTGATGTTACTGGATTTCCAAAAACTTATAATTTAGATGCCAGAGGATTTGAAGAGTCTGGTAAAGTTGCTGATATTCAAATTCAGTTAATGAAAACAAGAGTAGGATCAACATCAGCACATGGTAAGGTGACACTGCCAGCAACTGAAGTGATTGCAAAACTCTCTTCAGCAAGACTGCATTTTACTCAGTTGGGTAGATTGAGAAGAAAAATTTTTGGAGAGAATCCTAATAATGGATTCATGCCGTATTCATGGGTTCAAAGCAAAATGAGAACTCAGGAGATGGTTGATCGTATAGCAGATCAGGTGGCAGAATACATCAACACCCTCTCCAACGGCGAGCACAGCAGTGGACACATTACAAAGTATCTCAAGGACACCCCAAGAGTCTCTGCTTTTGATAAAATGAAGTATGTCAAAAACAAGATCCAGTCCTATGAGATCGGATACATGCTCGACTCTGCCTCTGGTCACATCTCCGAATCAGTTCAGCAGAACATTTTGAAGTCTATGTATTTCTACGCAGGATCAAAAGCATTCATGGTCTTTAATAACCAAAAGGCAACAGTCTTCATGCAGTCCAGTTCTTATCTCAAGTTTGGTGGTTGATCAATGGCAAAGAATCTACACCTAGAGCACATCGAAGACCTCATGCTTATGTTTGGGGAAGAGGGAGTCAAAGAATCATTTTCATACATTGATGACCTAGTGCAAACTTTTTCTGGGGATCCAAAAAATAGTAGAAAGTTTTCTACAAAGTGGGATGGGTCACCTGCTATCTTCTGTGGACCAGATCCTGAGGATGGACAATTCTTTGTTGCAAAGAAAGGTATCTTCAATAAAAATCCTCAGTTGTTTAAGTCTGTGGAACAGATCAATGAAGATAAGATTGCTCCAGGACTTAAAAAAGTATTTGAGTATGTCTTCAAGTATATGAAACCATTGTATGACAATGGTAAGTTAAAAGATGTTGTTCAAGGAGACTTCCTCTATCACGAAGGAACTAGAAAAGTTGTAAGAGATGTTCATGGTGAAGATTGTGTAATCTTCAAACCTCAACTGATTAGTTATTGTATTCCAGATCATGATACTCTATATGATACTGCTAAAGCATGTAAAGTCTGTGTAGTTATCCATGCTAAGTATCCTAACAATGGTGCTAAGAGTGTTGCTGACCTGTCTGTAAACTTTGGTTTTGATGCATCAGATAAGTCAACGAAAGATCTTCTCATCCTATCTCCATTTACTTCTGAGTTAGGTAGATCATCTATGATTACTAATGCAGAGAAAACACAACTGATGAATTGGAAGCGAACAGGATCAAGACTTCTTCCTCAGTGTGCTGATTTCTTAAATGAGATTGCTCCTTCTCATGATGATCCTTGGGGTCTTGCTTACTTCCTCAAGCAATACTTTAATGCTAAAGTTCGTCAAGGACAAGCAGTAAGTAGTGCTGCACGATTCTATCAAGAATACTGCAACTACTGGGAAGAGAAGTTTCGTAAGAAAATTGGTAGTCTAAAGCAAGCACCAAAGATTGCAGAGTGGAAAGCAAAAATGTATGCTGGTATGGATGTTCTCGAAGCAAATAAAAGAGACTTCCTTGCAATGGTTGCACTATATAATACTATACAAAATATTAAAAACATCTTTGTTCCTAAACTTGAAGCAGGGGAGAGATTCCGAACCTATTATTATGATGAAAAGACAGGAACATATGAAGTTGGTAACCAAGAAGGATACGTTGCTATTCGTGAATCAACTAATGCTGTTAAGTTAGTTCAACGTCTTGGTGGATTTAGTCAACGCAACTTTGAAGAAATCAAATCCTGGGCTAAGAAATGAAGAGAGTAGTATTTACTTGGGGTAGATTTAATCCTCCAACAATCGGTCACGAAAAACTTATTGAAAAAGTTGCTTCGGTTGCTAACGGAGATGACTACTTCATTTATCCTACTCACACTCAGAAGAGACCAAAGGATCCTCTCCCATCAGATAAGAAAGTGGAGTGGATGAAATTGATCTATCCAAACCATGCAAAAAATATTATCTACGATAGAGAAGTAAACACTTTCATTAAATTGTTACAAAAACTTCAAGTAGAATATGATGATGTAGTATGGGTTGCTGGATCTGATAGGGTATCATCATACCAAGAACTTTTAAAAAAATATAATGGAACTGAATTTACATATAGGTCAGCAGAATGTGTGTCTGCTGGAGAAAGGGATCCAGATGCAGAGGGTGCTGCTGGTATGTCTGCTAGTAAAATGAGAGCAGCAGCAAAAGATAAAAAAATTCAAGATTTCTATTCTGGCATTCCTAACACACTAAAGGATGCTCAGAAATTAGAATTGATGAAACAAGTTCGTAAAGGTATGGGATTATGAGAAATTTTAAAAAACTTAGAGAGCAAGCACTGCGTCAGCAACAAAGACATGAAGAATTTTTTCAAGAAGGTGATGCGGTTATGTCTGCATTGACTGGTGAGAAAGGTGTGATTAAACGTGTAGGTGGTAACTATGCCATAGTAATTTCTGAATCAGGTCAGATGTTTCGCTCATGGATAAAAGATATCCGTCATGTCAATGTTACAGATTCTATAAATAAAGAGAGGAAAAGAAGTATCTTCGACAATAATGGAACGTCAA